CTTGTTGGTTGGTGAGTGGATCAAGATCGGTGGAGCACTCGCAGCCAATCAACTGCCCACGGCTGAAAACAATGACTGGGTAAGAATCTCGGCCATTGCAGCCAATATTCTCACGTTCGATGTGGTTCCGACCGGCTGGGCAGCAGATGCCTCGACCACGGAACTGGTCTGGTTGTTCTTTGGTGATCGGTTGCGGAATGGAACGACTAAGCGTTCCTATTCTTTGGAAGAACAATTCCAAGATCACTCGCCGATCAATTTCCAATACTTCCGAGGGATGCATTTGGATACCTTCGGAATCGCTATACCGTCAGCGGCCATTATGACGGCCAGCATGAACTGGCTAGGGTTTACAGCAGACCCGACGCCGACCCGTTTTACTGGCTCGACTGATGTCGCGGCACCACAGAATGCAGTGCTCAATACCTCTTCCAACGTGGGAAGAATTGGGCGAGGCGTCGATGGGCCGTTTACGACGCTCGACGGCTGCGTATTTGACGGAGCGATCAACTTCGCTAATAATCTCCGCCAGCAAAAATGCGTGGGGGTCTTAGGAGCAGCGGGGATCGGTTCCGGATCGATGCTCGTGACCGGAAATACCAATTGTTACTTCGACAGCATCTCGTATTTGCTGGACGTGATTAACAACACTGAGAGGAGCCTCGACATGCGAGTGCAGGATAGCAATGGCAAGGCCATCCTGTTCGACATGCCGAGGTTGAAATATTCAACTGGCGGAGCACCTGTGCCGAGTCAGAATTCGGATATTTTCATCAACCTTGAATTCCAAGCGATCTTGGAATCGGCGAACGATTTGTACACGGTGCAGATCCAACGCTTTCACAAGGTTCAATAATCATCTGTGACGCGAGGCTCGGAGGAGCCTCGCGTCTCTCGTGCGAAGGGGGAAGTCATGGCAAAAGGGGAAACAAAGAAAGTGCTCGAAGTAGTCAACGGAGAGGACGTTTTAAAGAACAAGTTTGCCAACGTGTATCAGCGGTTTGGCAGCAGCCTGGATCTCGAAAGAAAAGGTGTGGTGATGGATTACAAATGTCCCCACGGCACCTTCAGCCTGAAAATTAAACGAGCCGGCGCAAGGAACCCAGAATGGAAAAAGATTTACAACGAAGTCATGAAGCCAGTCGCGGAGGATATTGTCGCGGGGAAGGTCTCCGAAGCCGACAACAAAATCCTCCTGGCAGAAGTCTGGTCCAAGTCAGTCGTGGTCGGCTGGGCAGGCGTGATCAATTCGGACGGCGAGGAGGTCCCGTTCAGTGTAGAGACCTGTTACGAATTATTCTGTTACATGCCTGACCTGCTCAACGATGTGATTGCCGATTCGCACCTCCTCAGTAATTTTCAGGACGAGGTAAAAATCAAGACAGCAAAAAACTAGTCGCGGCCTTGGAATATCAACTGACCTGGGCCAAGGATGGAAAGGATGAAAAACTTGTCAAGGCCGCGAAAGCAAACAAGCTACCAATCCCGAAAGCGATTCAAAACAAACCTAGAATCCAAGAGTGGGATTGGATCTACTGGGAATGTTTTAACGATCTCTGTGGAAGTCGCCAAATGGTCAATGGCCTCGGTTTTATTCCTTGGGATTCCGTGGACCGATGGGCGAGGCGACATGACATACGAGATGAAGAGCAATTTGAGATGCTGCGATACGTGGTCGGGAAGATGGATGAGTACTGGGTTGATTACTTTCGCAAAGGGAAGAAATAAAAATGGCTGCTGACGGCACTATTTTTATTGAGATCGATCCTACCGGAGCGGTGGTCGGCGCGAAGCGAGTCGAGCGGTCTCTCGATCGCGTCGGGACCTCTGCGGAACGGGCAGGCAAGAAAGTCAGTAGGTCAAGGAAGGCTTTCTCTGATATATCCAGAAGTTTAATCGGGCCTTTAGGAATGGCCGCAGCTGCCCTGGCTGTGGTCAGAGGTTTGAAATCGGTCATTGATGTCTCCACTGTCTTTCAAAAATCCATTTCAGAGTTAAGTGCGATCACCGGAGCCACGGGGAAAGACTTAGCCTTTCTTTCCGATCAAGCCAAACTGCTGGGTCGAACCACCACTCTTTCAGCTTCGCAAGTGGCCATAGGTTTCAAACTGATCGCCAGCGCGAAACCGGATCTATTGGAAAGTGGCGAAGCCCTCACCGAAGTCACGAAGCAGGCCATTACGCTAGCGGAAGCGGCTGGCATCACCTTACCTGAAGCAGCTACAGCCTTGGCTGGTTCCCTGAATCAATTCCAAGCGGATGCAGACCAGGCCGCTCGGTTCATCAATGTCTTGGCCGCTGGTTCGAAAAGAGGCGCAGCAGAAATTCCAGACTTGACGGCATCCTTAAAGGCTGCGGGAACGGTTGCGGCATCGGCCAATATTTCTTTTGAGGAAACGGTGGCGACCATTGAAACCCTCGCCCTGGTGAATTTAAAAGCCGAGGAGTCTGGAACCGCATTAAGAAATATTATTCTGCTTTTGCAAAAGCAAGGTATCGACAAACTCGATCCTTCCGTGGTGGGCCTAACTAATGCCTTAGAAAACTTGAATGAGGAAGAACTATCAAACACTGAAATTTTGAAAAAATTTGGTGTCAGAAACTTTGCAGCGGTCAAAGCCTTGACCCTTAGAATAGATTCAACCAGAGAACTTCAGATAGCCATCACTGGCACACTGACGGCCGAACAGCAGGCACTGATCAATACCGACAACCTTGATGGAAAAACCAAAGCACTCAGTTCAGCCATCGAAGGGTTGAGTATTGCCCTTGGTGATTCTCTCCTTCCCAACTTGGAGGACTCCACCGGCTTCCTCGCTGACTATATCAACGTGATGACTGATTCCATTGAAGCAACGAATGAATTTGGCCGGAGCGTTGCCAGGGCATTCGGGGCTGAAGTGGAAGGCAATGCAGCCATCCTTCAAAGGCTTGCCAAGGGGAACGTGGCCGCTGTTGATGAAGAAATTGAAGCACAAGAAAGATTGGTGGCAGCAATTATAAAGACTGGTGGAGTCAATGCGGCCTTTGCTCAATTGCCTTTTGACTTTGGGTTGGGTGCAGCATTTGGAAAAGGGACAATCCGTGATGCTGAAGTTCAATTGGCAAAACTGAAATTCTTAAAAGATGAACTGGTAAGGGAGGAGATAAAGAATCGTCCGCAGACGGCAGAGGATAAAGCCATCGAAGCTGAAATTGCTGCCGCTAAGAAGTTTGCAGATGAACAGATCGCTATTTTGGATGCAAGAGAAAAGGCCCAGAAGCTAGCTGCGAAAAATGCCAAACGTCTGGCCGAGGAACAACAACGATCGTTCAAATCTTTAGCTGCAAGCCTACAGCCACTCGAAGGGTCCTTGACCGAATTGAACGAGGCCGAGGCGGTGCTCCAGCAACAACGGGCCTTGGGATTAATTACTGCCGATGAACAAAAGGTTCTTCAAGGGCAGCTGACCGATGCCTTCAGGGATGCCCTCGACCCAATCGGTGCACTCAACCAAAAACTAGAAGAAGAACAAACCCTCGCCAAGTTGAGCAATGCCGAACGGGCGATCGAGGCCCGAGTGATTCAAGAAGTGAATAGCTTGAAGAAAGCTGGAGTGGAAGATGCCGACTCGCAGGCGGATGCGATCCGGAAATCAGTGCGAGCCACGAGTGCGCTCATCGAGGTACAACGCGCATCCAAGACGGTGCAGAAGGTCGTCAACGAAGAACTTGAGCTGCAGAAACTGATCCTCGAGGAAATCAAAGGCCCACAAGAGGATATGGAGGATCGCCTGGTCGCCTTAAAAGTCCTGCTCGATGATGACGCGATTAGCCTGGATGAATTCAATCAGCAATTGAGTAACCTCCGCAAGCAAACCCTGGAAGGCCAAACCGGAGTGGAGGCGGGATTCGAGAGAGGCTTTATCAAGGCCCAGGAAAACCTGAACGACTTTGCTTCCCTCTCCGAAAAGATCGTCACCGATTCATTCCAAGGGATGGAAGATGCTGCGGTTAACTTTGCCAAGACTGGGAAACTTGAGATCGGTTCCCTGGTTGATTCTATTTTGGCCGATTTTGTCCGGCTACAGGTACGGCAGTCGTTTGCTGGTGCATTGGGTTCTTCGGATGGAAAAGGTGGAGGCTCGGGCCTCCTGGGCCTCGTAGCAGGTCTGTTTTCCTCTTCAACGGCCGGCAGCGGGTCGGCCGGTGCTGATGCCGGTGGCCCTCCAGGAGTATCCGATGGGCTTTTTGCTTCGCTTGCATCCTCACTTGCTTCAAATCAGGAGGGAGGAATTGAGCGAACCCCGACGATTTCAACGCTAGCCGAGAAGGGACCGGAGGCGGTTATTCCCCTAAAAGGTGGCAAGGTGCCTGTGGATATCAAGGAACCGGCCAAGCCACCAATCAATATCAACAACGTCTTTAATATTCAGACCCCTGACGTGGGCAGCTTTGGCCGCTCTACCGGCCAAGTGGGCCTGATGATGGGCCAGGCCTTCCAGTCGGCGATCGGACGCAATGGTTAGCCTAATTCTTGCCAAAATCGCGTATATGTATTGCGCTCAGATTAAGCCATTCACGGATATGGTCGAGGCGATCCATGTGGTGCCTCAAGATACCGGCCAGCATTGGGGTGAAGATGGGACTTGCTGGTGTAACCCAGACCGGCAGGAAGGCAACAACGATGCCCTCCCAGATACCATGATTTTGTGGATCCATAAAAACTATAAACCGAATTGGGGTTGACTCATGGCTTTTGACGAAGTGCAATTTCCTCCGCGCATTGCTTACGGGTCAAGAGGTGGCCCAAGGTTCCTGACCGACGTCGTTCGGCAGGAGAACGCTTTCGAGTCTCGCGTGGCCGTGTATGGTGACGCTGACCAGAAGTTTAATGCGAGGACCGGATTAAAAGACCTGGCCGATATTGATCTCGTCGTCGATTTTTTCTATGCGCGGATGGGAAAGTTTAGAGGCTTTCGATTTAAAGACTTCAGGGATTTTACAGCCACGCAGCAAGTGATGACCGTGGATGGTTCGAACGAACTCCAGCTGGTCAGAAATTATATTTCGGGACCGACTACCTTCCTCCGGACTATACGCAAACCCGTGGCCAGTCCCGCTGTGACGATGAGGCGGAATTCTTCCCCTTTCGCTGCCTTCTCGTTGGATCTGACCACGGGCATTGCGACCTTGACGCCGGACGCAACCAACGCGATCGCGGATTCGCCGACGCATGCTATTAGTGCCATCTCCCTCGCCGACCCTGCCGTGGTGACCCTCGCGGTCAACGATTTCATTGATAACGATTACATCAAGATCGCGGGGGCCGCCAGCAACGGGATGCCGGAGCTACCAGACGGAGAATTTATAATTAATCAACTCAGCACAGCAACCTTTGAACTGGTGGGCATCGATTCCACGTTGTTCGGAGCCTACGATGGCACAGGAGCGACGGCCAAGCAACCTGGCATCAGCCGGAGCAACCCCGCTCGCATAAGGAGTATCGCGCATGGCTATTCCTCCACCGAAATTATTTTCATCATTAATGTCGTGGGAATGTCTGAAATCAATAATCTCTTCGCCGCCATCACTATCGATGGCGTGGACAGATTTGATATTGCCATCGATAGCGGAGCGTTCACGGAATATGGATCAGCTGGTGACGCCGAAAA